CGATATGTACAAGAGTGCATGCGATGGAGGCCGAAATGGGCGCAGACCCTGCCACTTGATTGCGAAGTTAAATACGGAGACAGCTATGGCACTACAAGAAAATTCAAAGGCTAGTCAATGAACTACACATGGTCGTACTCCAGCATCTCGCTGTTTCAGCAATGCCCCCGCAAGTATTACCACATGCGTGTAGCAAAGGATATTGTTGAGCCACCCCAAGTGCATTTGGATTACGGTAAGGTGGTACACAAAGTCGCTGAAGACTACATTAGAACTGGTACTCCAATTCCACCGCAATACGCTTTCATACAACAGCACCTTGACCCCTTAAGGGACTTGCCCGGAGAGAAGTATTGTGAGTACGAGATGGGACTGACCGAGGACTTTGAGCCGTGCGAGTTCAAGGCTAAGGATGCGTGGTTCCGTGGTATCGCTGACTTACTTATCATCAATGGCGACAAGGCGCGTATCATCGATTACAAAACAGGCAAGAGCAGTCAGTACGCAGACACCAAGCAGTTGGAGTTGTTGTCGTTGCTGGTGTTTAAGCACTTCCCACAGGTCAAATCAATCAAGTGCGGGCTGATGTTTCTTGTTGCCCAAGACCTAGTCCGTGCCGAGTTTGCCGCCGAGCAACAACCTAAGGCTTGGCAGAAGTGGTTGACTGAGATAGAGCGACTGGAGAAGTCGTACGAGTCCGACATGTGGAACCCCAAACCCAACTTCACATGCCGGAAATTTTGTGCAGTCGTAGACTGCGAACACAATGGAAGGAAATGAAATGACAGATGATTATGTACGCGCACGTAAAACAGACCCCTCGACAAGCCATGAGGCAGCGGATAAAGTAGAGGAGTTTGCTTACGCGCACTACCAACAGATACTTCAAGCTTTACTAGACCACGGCCCATTGGGTAAAGACGGTATAGCTAAGAAAGCTAATACGAATAATCGTGAGGATGGGGTTGCTATATCTCGCCGACTGCCTGAGTTGCAGAAGATGGGTCTGGTGTTTCTTACAGGTGAAAAAGTTCAGTCGCGTAGCGGGTGCAGTGAACGTGAATGGGCAATCAACTTAAACGCTTACCAAGAAAAGGTTAAACAAAATGCCGTACGTAAATAAACCCCGCCCATACAAAAAAGAGTACGAGCAGTATGACGGCACACCCGCTGTCAAAAAGAAACGAGCCGCACGAAACAAAGCCCGCGCCATGTTAGAGCGCGAAGGTGTTGTACACAAAGGAGATGGCAAGGATGTTGACCATAAGACGCCTCTCAGCAAGGGTGGCAAGACCGTGCGGTCTAACCTCAAGGCTAAACCCGCATCCGCAAATCGTTCCTATGCACGTAACAGCGACCACTCGGTAAAGTAATGCACATCATCGACAACAAAATCTTGGTGGTTCGCACCAAGAACCCAAGCCGTATTATTGAAACGATTGAGAAGAGTACCGCAATCAATCAGGAAAATGACGTAACTGAGGTTGCAGTCAACTGGGGGTTGAAGGAGGCGCAAGCCCTACGCAAGCTTGGTATCAAGTCTGCGCCATCGCCCATCGTGCGTGACTATGAATGGCCCGGACTGTATAAGCCCATGAGCCATCAGAAGGAAACCGCATCGTTCCTAACCCTGCACCAGCGGGGCTTCTGCTTTAACGAGCAAGGCACAGGCAAGACGGCGTCAGCAATATGGGCGGCAGACTACCTATTAGAGCAAGGCGTCATCAACCGCGTATTGGTTATCTGCCCTTTGTCCATCATGCAGTCAGCATGGCAAGCCGATCTGTTTAAGTTTGCTGTCCACCGCAGTGTAAACGTGGCTTACGGCGACCGAGCCAAGCGCAAGCAGATTATCAATGGCATTGCCGAATTTGTCATCATTAACTACGATGGCGTTGGCATTGTGAGGGAGGAGATTAAGAACGGCGGCTTTGACCTCATCATCGTGGACGAAGCAAACGCATATAAGAACTCTCGCACCGAGCGGTTCAAGACGCTGAAGTACATCATGTCGCCAACTACATGGCTATGGATGATGACTGGCACACCTGCGGCGCAGTCTCCGTTGGATGCGTATGGGCTGGCAAAAGCCTGCGTTCCTGCAAGAGCGCCGACCCTGTACACCATGTACAGAGAGTCTGTGATGTATCAACTCTCCCGATTCAAATGGATACCCAAGCCAAACTCAGAAGCAGTCGTGCATGAATTACTGCAACCAGCAATACGCTTTACCAAGAAGGAATGTCTTGACCTGCCCGATGTAACGCACACATCTCGCTTTGCACCGTTGAGCGCCCAGCAGTTGAAATACTACAAGCAACTCAAGAAGGACTTTCTAATTGCGGCAGTGGGCGAGGAAGTGTCTGCGGTTAATGCGGCGGCTAATTTGAACAAGCTGCTACAGATTGCATGTGGCGCTGTCTACACCGATACAAAGAACGTCATTGAATTTGATGTGTCGGCTCGCCTCAATGTATTGCAGGAAGTGATTGAGGAGTCAGCACAAAAAGTCTTGATCTTCATACCCTACACCCACGCCATAAACCTTGTCAAAGAGTTTATGGATAAGAACAACATTACTGCGGAGATAATAAATGGTAGTGTAAACGTCAACAAACGTACTGATATTTTTAAACGCTTTCAAGAAAACACAGAGCCGAAAGTATTGCTAATACAACCACAGGCGGCGGCGCACGGGGTAACCCTAACGGCGGCTAACATAGTGATATGGTACGCTCCAGTTACGTCCAGCGAAACTTACCTGCAAGCTAACGCACGGGTACACCGCCAAGGGCAGAAGAATCCTGTAACAGTAGTGCATATCGAGGGTAGCCCCGTCGAGGCTAAGTTATATGAGATGCTTCAAAACAAACTGGACTACCACGCAAAAATAATTGATTTGTACAAGAACGAAATTAATTCTTGACAAAGTCAACAAAGAGGGTATAATCAATACCCCGAGGCAACAAAAACATAGAAGGAGAGAGATATGGATATACCCATAGAGCAGATAGTCTCTACGTACATTAAGTTACGTGACAAGCGCGACATGATGTACCAAGAGTTTAAAGAGAAAACTGCGCAGATCGAAGAGGACATGCAGACCCTCAAGCACAAGTTAGTAGACATCTCCAAGGAGACTGGAGTAACTAGCTTTTCTTCACCATCAGGCGTTGCCTACCGTACAGTCAAAAACCGTTACTGGACTAATGACTGGGGTAGCTTCTATAACTTTATGCAAGAGCATGGGGCTATGGGGCTGTTGGAGAAACGCATCCACCAAACTAGCATGAAAGAGTTTTTGGATGACAACCCCGAAGTGCATCCCCCCGGATTGCATGTAGATAGTGAATACGAAATCACAGTTCGTCGTAAGTAATTTTTCAACCACAGGAGTAGCCATGAGCGAAGTAACTTTGTTCCAACAAGAAGTCCCCGCATATCTCAAACGCGCAGGGATGGATGACTTAACCAAATCACTGGCTGGTAACACCGGCCTCAAGCGTATCTCTATCCGTGGCGGTGTGTTCCGCATGATGGTCAACGGTGAAGAGATTGCCAAGAACGAAGGTCGCGCAATGGAAGTCGTGATCGTCAATGGCGGCAGAAACATTGCCCGTCAGTTCTATGCTGGTAAGTATGTAGCTGGTGAGTCGTCTGCACCTGACTGCTGGTCTAACGATGGCAATGCACCCGATGCGTCAGTCGAAGAACCCCAAGCCAAGACCTGCGAAGGCTGCTCACAAAACATCAAGGGTTCGGGTCAAGGCGATTCCCGCGCTTGCCGATTCCAACAGCGATTGGCAGTTCTGTTAGCCGACGATATCGACGGCGATGTGTTCCAACTGGTGTTGCCCTCCAAGTCAATCTTTGGTCGTGGTGACCTTGACAAGATGCCCTTCCAACAGTACGCCAAGTATGTCGGCGCTCAAGGCAAGAGCATCAATACTTTGGTGACTGAGATTCGCCTTGACAGCGACAGTGATACGCCCAAGCTGACCTTCAAGCCCCTTAAATATTTAACTGAAGGGCAGTGGGAAACAGCAAAAGAGAAAGGCGATAGCCCTGCCGCCCGTTCCGCAGTAATGCAAACCCCTGCCACTACTGACGGAGCAAAAGCCAAACCCACTGCAATGGGCAAGATGCTTGATATAGACGAAGCTCAAGCTATGGCAACTGTAAAAGCCGCTAAGGTTGAAGCTGAAGAAGTACCCGAGCCTACAAAACGTGCATCCAAGAAGAACGCCGAGCCTACCCCCAAGAAGGACTTCAAGGATGTAATTAGTAGCTGGACTGACGACGAGTGACGATGGACAACCGTGGCTACATGTCAAGAATCATCCGAGCTAACTTAGAGGCAAGCACGGATAGCCCCGGCGTCGTGCTGGGTAGGTTCTGCATTGCCAAAGAGATTCCGGTGAAAGATGTTTCTGAGTTCTTTAAGGTAAGCAGGATGACCATATACAAATGGTTTGTTGGCGAGTGGATACCCCGCAAGCCACATGCTTTGAAGATTCAGGAAACTCTTGAACGGGCTAAGTTCAGTTTGTAATCGGGCAGGGCATCCTAATACGGGGCATTGTTGTGCCTCTAGGATGCCCATCTTTTCGCAATTCAGGGGCGGCAATGACAGAACTGTTATCAGCAGTGCTTTCCCCACAGGGGTGGTACTGTGTTGTAGGTCTGAAAAAGACTGGGTTGCCCAAACAAATATTTGTTCGGGAACTTGAAGAAGTTGAAAAAGAAGTCGCTGACTTGCTGGCTAAAGACTACGATGTGTATTTTGGCTGTGCAAAGTATGAGACTAACAAGACGCGATCGACTGACAATGTGTTGGCGATCAAAGCATTTTGGTTGGACATTGACTGTGGGGAAAACAAACCCTACGCAACTCAAGCAGACGGCGTAGCCGCACTCCAGTCTTTCTGCAAAACACTCGGCCTTCCAAAGCCGACGCTGGTTAACTCCGGTCGCGGACTCCATGTGTACTGGCCTCTTACTACCGAGGTAACAAGACAAGAGTGGACTCCTGTAGCCAAGCGGTTGAAGACGCTGTGCCATGAGCACAAGTTGGAAGCCGACCCAAGCCGAACATCTGATGCAGCATCCATACTGCGTATGCCGGACACGCTTAACTTCAAGGGCGATCCGCCTTTGGATGTAACGGTCATCTGTCATTCCAAGCCAGTTGATTTTGATACGTTCAAAGCATGTCTTGGTGCAATCCCCGATGATGCTCCCGCGCACATACCCTCTCAGGCTAACGAGCTAACACGCGCTCTGATGGGTAACAAGCAACACAGGTTCAGCGTTATTGTTGCAAAAAACGCCAAAGGCACAGGCTGTTTGCAGTTGGCAAAACTAATCGGTGAGCAGGATACTGTGGACGAGCCGAAGTGGAGAGCAACCTTATCTATACCGGCGTTCTGCGTAGACTCAGCAACCGCCATACATGCAGTATCAGAGAAACACCCAAGCTACACGGCTGAAGCAACAGAAGAAAAAGTACAGAAGATCAAGGGGCCGTACACCTGCGCTAAGTTTGAAGAGTTGATACCGGGAGGCTGTGACCACTGCCCCCACAAAGGCAAGATTACTTCTCCTATTGTGTTGGGCGCGGAGATCGCCGAGGCAACCGACGACGACAATACCGTTGAATACATAACCGAAACTGCAAAGCCAGCCATATATAAGATTCCTGAGTACCCGTTTCCATACTTCAGAGGTAAGAACGGCGGGGTCTACGTTAAAGCCAAGGATGAAGATGACGCCGTGCTGGTGTACGAGCATGACCTGTATGTAGTTAAGCGCCTTAAAGACCCACAGCGCGGCGAAGTTATATGGATGCGACTCCATACCCCAAGAGACGGCGTAAAAGAGTTTGCTTTGCCAGCAGTTGACCTGCTGACTGCGGACAGGTTACGGGAAAAGTTGGCGTGGTTCGGTGTTATCGGCATGAAGAAGCAGATGGACGCCATCATGGGCTACATCGTCAGATCAGTAAAAGAACTTCAATGCAGAGAAGGAGCAGAAATTATGAGGTCACAGTTTGGCTGGACGATCGACAACAAGGCGTTTGTAATTGGCGACACCGAGATCGGAGTCACTAGCGACGGCTACAGCCCGCCCTCTAGCTATACAGAGGAGCTGTCAGATTGGTTTATACCAATGGGGTCGCTGGAAGAGTGGAAGTCCGTAATCAATGTGTACGACCGCCCCGGCTTTGAGCCTATGGCGTTTGGGTTCTTCACTGCATTTGGCGCACCGCTGATGAAGCATTTATTCCTTAAAGGCGCAATCATCAACATGATTAACAACGAGTCTGGCACTGGCAAGACTACGGCAATTAAAGCCATGCACAGCGTCTACGGGCATCCTGAGGAAGTAATGTTAATTCAGCGTGACACTATGAATGTAAGGTTGCACAGGCTTGGGGTTATGAACAACCTCGGCTTGGGATGCGATGAGATTACCAAGATGAGCGCGGATGACGTTAGCGACTTTGCCTACGCTGTTTCACAAGGCCGAGGCCGTGGTCGCATGAAATCGCACGAGAATGCCGAGCGTCTTAACAAAGCTAAGTGGCAAACCATATTGTTGTGTAGCTCTAATGCTTCGAT